CAATGACTTGACCGCGATGGTGGATGTGGATTATCATGTTGACATGAAGAAACATCTTTCCAGATCATTCAGGCCGTTGATTCTCTACACGGTACAGCCCGTCAGGGCTGGCGTGGACCGAGGTGAGTACAAGTATTGCTTCACTGAAGACAATGAACTTGATTACTCAGTTTCAGGGGGTGGGCATTACGTCCATCCTGTGTGGAATTGGAAGGGTGATTCTGTGGCAGCTACGAGAAAGTTTTGTGGCGTACCCATAACGAGGAGCATCTTCAACATTGAGAGAAAGCAAGTGGACAAGGATCACCAGGTGGTGTTGCTTGCTCCCCTTGTGAAATTTCGAGGTGCGAGGTGCTGGCTTAGCTATTGGGCCGCCGAGTGTCATGAGCTAGCGAGGCTCGAAGTTGTGCAGGGCGCGTTTGTCCGTCTCTTGGTTAATACGAGTGACGGGCTGGAGGTGTCTACGGCTAAAACCGGTGGATACCTGTGCGCTACTGTACCCGTGTCAGTTGATGACGCGATAGCTTCGGTGTCTCTAACAACTAGCAAGCTGACCCACAGCACTGTGAAGTCCAAGATGGCCCCTGGTGGTGACTTCACAGGCTCCGAGATATTACTGGAGTACCACCTTAATGGAAGGAAACCTGGAGACCGTGTCGACACTGTGAGTGGTGTGAGGTCTTTCCAGTGGGTGAAAACGTATCAGGAATTTGAACCTGAGAACCCGTCTATGGTGTCATTCATGAAACCATTGTTTGATGGGGCATTTGTGCCCACCAGCTCTTAAGGCAACGACGAGCGTATGGTCGAGGAGAGAGTCAATAAATTGAAAGAAAAAGAAAAGAAACCCTGTATTCCTGTATTGACGAACTTTCTTCACTCGACTATTATTGAGTTTGCCGAACTGTTCAAGAGCACGGTGGGCGGAGACATTGGCCCCGTTGACTTTGATGTAGTATATGATAGACAGCCCAAGCCGTCACAACGCAGAATCCTCGAACAGTCTGAACATGATGTGCGGACCGATAAGGCGGCGGTGTTTCAGAAAGCGGAGGCGTATGGCAATTGCAACGATCCCAGAGCGATAACCCAGATAAATGGAGTTGATAAGCGAGAGTATTCAGCATTTATCTATGGGTTGTCTGACAGGATGAAACGATGCAAGTGGTACGCTTTCGGTAAGACGCCTGG